CCATACCTTGAGACTTTAAGTGCATGGGATGGTCTAACTTTTGTGGACGGGTTCCAGACCCAATTTACTCGGAAGAGACATCAGGCTGTTATTGACGCTTCGTGGAAAGACGGTAATTATGACGAGGTGGTAAAGGGGGACTATGAGGCGGAGGGCGTGCGGCTTGACCGGGAAAAGATAACTACATTTCCGGCAGCTGTGTTTCCTTCGTTCAAAAATCCTATTTCCTGGACCCACTCTTTGAATCTTATCGCCTTGATGACTTCCGCGTTTTACGGCGGTTATCACCCACGTAGTGATTGATAGAGGTACAGCCTCCATTGATTTAATCAGGAGTTACCAATGAGCGCTTTCGCTCCGGTATCGCTGTCGACTATCCTCAGCCCGACGCTGCTCACAACGAGCGCTACGGTTGGAGTTGACAGTACGTTTTCCCCGACTGGATACATTCAGCCTGGGATCGCGAAGTGGGAAGCCCGCGGCGGTGGTATTGTCGTGGGCTACCCGACCTTCACCCTAGGGGTCCGCCCGCCTACCAAGGCGAGTAGACTTACAAAGGTGTCGGCACGCCTCTCCATTCCAACGCTGGAAGCGATATCTGGCGCCAATGTTGCCGGGTTAACACCCGCTCAACAAAAGGCGTACGATTGCTCAGCAATGGTGGATTTCCTCTTGCCAGAACGGTGCACGAGTGCGGAGCGGTTAATTCTGCTCAACATCTTCATGTCCCTTATGGCAACGACCATCACCGCAAGCGATGGAGCGCCGTCAGATGCAACGGCGTCGCCCCTTCGGACTGCGGTTCTGGATTACGAACGGCCGTTCTAGCCTTCCAGTTTTAACGGGAGAATCTAGAGTTACCTATTAGTAATTTTCCAAGGAGAGTTCCATGTCTTCTAAGAAGTATGGTGCAAACCTCTTAAAAGGGGCTCTTGCATATCGCGTTCCTAAGGATGTAACTCCAAAGGTCATCGAGGAGTTCCTGTCTGCCCTGGATTGCCCAAGGTCACTAGCTGTTTGGCTCATGTGGAAACACAATGAGCATGATCAGCTAGCCCAACTGAAGGTGAACCCTTCTGACTATAGAGATATGGTCAGTTGCCGGGATGCTTACGATGCAACGAAGCTTTTGTCCAAGTACACGGATTTATCTGTGAGCTGGGACATTTGCGACGTCGCAATGGAGAAGTTCTTTGCTTTTGAGCTTCTCTGTAAGCAGACGAATACTCGTTTTCGGAATTTAGCGTCGGATCCACTCTATAGTGGCCCGACCGTGTGGCTGCACAATGCAGTCATTCGTAAAATCGCTAAGGTCCTGGACGAGTTTGATACAGACGAGTTCTTCTCGCTGCCAGACTGGGGACCTGGTGCAACGACTCTGATAAAGAGACGCCAAGCCAGCTCAGTCAATAAGTTCCAGTTAGAAACTGGAATAACGCGAGACCTGCATTCCTTGATACCCTCCGAACTCCTTGCCTCAGCTTATCCGAGGTGGGGTGAACGGATTCTTGAGAACGGTTGTTTTCGTTTTCAAGTTGGTAACAAGGTTATAACTGTGCCTAAAGACGCCACTACTGATCGAGTTATCGCCGTGGAGCCAGGGATAAATCTCTGGTTCCAGAAGTCTATCGGCGAGATGATCAGAAAACGGCTCCTTAGGAGTGGGATCGACTTGCGCTACCAAGAGAGAAACCAGCGTTTGGCGTGGAAAGGATCGAAGTTCGATCATCTCGCCACGGTTGACCTCTCCTCTGCTAGCGATTCTATCGCCGTAGAAGTTGTCAAGGCGGTTTTACCGCCACGATGGCTCTTGGTTATGGATAGTTGTCGGTCTCATTACGGCGTTCAAAGCGGGAAACCGGTTCGTTGGGAGAAGTTCTCCTCTATGGGGAACGGCTTTACCTTCGAGCTGGAAACCCTGATATTCTACGCAGTGTGCGTGTCATGCTGCGAATATCTTCACATCAAACCTTCAGATGTGAGCGTCTACGGTGATGATATTATATTACCGTCGGCGTGCTTTGAACTATTCTCGAGGATGATGGTTTTCTACGGCTTTCAAGTTAACGGGCGGAAGAGCTTTATTGACTCTCCGTTCCGTGAAAGCTGTGGGTCCCATTATTATCTCGGCTCGGACTTAAAACCCATCTATCTTAAAGATAGATTGATGTCTATCCACTCAGTTTATCGACTAGCAAATGCTATCCGTCGCCTAGCGTCACGCCGAAATGCTACACTCGGTTGTGATGCTCGGTTTCGGAAGGCATTTGAGCTCTTAGTCCAATCTGTTCCCACAGGCTTACGCCTTAGGATACCGGAAGGACTGGGAGACGGCGGCTTTGTCTCGAACTTTGACGAAGCAACCCCTAGCAAGGGCAGGAAGGCTAAGGAGCTTTCCAAACGAGGTTTTGAAGGATTCCTCGTTTCGCACTTGGTGGACGTAAGCAAAACTTACGATGACGAAAGAGATGGCTATCTTCTAGCCAGTCTCTGGGCTATGCCCGAGCGACCTGAAGAGGATAAACCTCTGAGGGTCGATTGCCGTGCTAGGCTTAAAGCGGTCGCTAGGTTGGTCCTACCTGAAAGCTCATTGGAGCGTAACTCCGTTCCGTTGAGCGGCAGGGTTCGTACCCGCTTAGCTTCAAGCCTAGTTTCACAGTGGTCAG